ATAACAATGTTGAATTTGTAAAGAATGAAAATCATAAACAATATGAACCATTAACTTATGCTACTTATAAAAATTATCATGTGTTTGGCCATTATTGTAAAGATTTAAACAACAATTATTATATGGGTTATGAAGAACAACTTAATTATGATTTAGGCCATGACAAATAATATTAAAAATATAAACGAAATAACTAAAGAATTAGAAAAACTTTTAAAAACCAAACAAGAACAATATGGTAGTTTTAGTTCTACAAGTTATGCTTTTAAAGGCATGTTAGAAAGTATTTTATCGGCTTTTAATGGTTATCAAGTTCGTTGCCCAAATAATATTTTTGGTATTTGCATGACTTTAGTTAAATTATGGCGTTCAATTACAAATAAAAAATATAAAAAAGATACCTATGATGACATAAATGGATATAACGAATTGAATAGGAATCTTAAAATGGAAGAAAATAATGGCAAGTGAAACAACTATTCCTATGACACCTTTAATGATGAAACTATTGAATTTCATTAAAAAATATGTCAAAAAGAACAAGTATTATCCAACTTATCAAGAAATGGCTGATGCGTTGGATTTTAAAAGTAAAAATTCGGTAACTGTTTTGATTACTAAATTAGAACAAAGAAAAGATTTAAAGCGTTTAAAAGGATATAGAAGAAACATTGTATTAAATGGCTAAAGTAGAAAAAAATACTTTACAAGAAATGATTGTAAATTTTAAAGAATTTTTTGTTGGCAATTCGGTAGAGGAAGCTACTAGAAAAGCTCATGAACAAGAAATGCCCAAAGAAGACGCATTAATAACAATTACTGACAGGCGTAATCTTGGGTCAAAAATTAAATTAGTCAGTAAGGATAATGATGAACATAAATCCCAAACAAATCAGGGATCTGAAAGCAAAGAAAGACAGGTGGGTGGAACGAATGAACAAACATAAAAGAATGATTCGTAAGTACCAAGACAAATTACCTGTTTTGCATGAAAAGATTGCTGTTTTGGAAAATAAACAAGATAGTATTTATACTTAAATACTAATTAAATTGAAAATTGTATTTTAGGGTTAGGGTATTTATGTCTTCAAAGAAAGGAAACATGCCAAGTCAATTAACACATACTACACAAGACGATATAGAACTATACAAGCATATAGGTAATAGGATTAAAGAAGCTAGAACTAAAGCTAGTAGAAATATTTATCCTATGAACCCAAATAGAAAAATGCCTGACAAATTTGTAACACAAACAGATTTAGGCAATGCAATAAAAGTAACATTTCAACAGATACAGAAATATGAAAAAGCTACAAACAAAATTCCTATTTGCAAACTTGTAGCCGTATCAAAATATTTAAAAAAACCTTTGTCTTATTTTATTCCGCAATTAGAAGAACCTTTAGTATTAAAGCCGGAATGGGAGGTAAAAGATAATGTCAAGCAATGATTTTGTACCGGTAAATGAAAAGTTAAAAAGACTTATACCTGATCCGGTAGAACTAGACGCTTATAATCATTTTTGCACAATAATTGAAAGAATGATTATTAACGGACATGAAGCACATAAGACAATACCTGACTTTGATAAGTGTAAGCCGGAAATAGAAGCATATAAAGTTTTTGACGGAATAGAAATTCCTGTTCATGGCTACGCTGATTTAAAAGGTAAAATGGTTATTGAAGATAAATGTAAGTTTCCAAAACAAGGAAGACTTAAAAAAGATAATACTAGATCATGGTAGACTGTAAAATTACCGGATAAACCAACTAGCGACCACCTTTTGCAAACGGATTTTTACCATTATGCAACCGGCCTACCAATTTATATTTGTTATATAAATGAAGAAACATTTAAAGTTTTTCATGCCGGTAATTACGACTTACTTAAACCGGAGGCTATCATGTCAAGATTGCCTAATTTTATTCAAAGATGTAAAGTTAGGCAAAACCTCTTGTCAATAAGCAATGACGCAAAAGTAATCAAAGACTACATTCAACCGGATTTTGAAAACTTTAAATGGAAGAATGAACTAGACCCTGATTACTTAATTAATGCAATGAACTATTGGAAAAGTTAATCTTATCCCACCGTCTATCCCAGCTTTACAACGAAAGCTACGCCTAACTTTTTTAAGTTCTTGCATAATTCGGTTTTTTGCCTTTTCTTGATTTTCTTTCGGCACTTTGTTTTCTTGAAACTGCAGCTCTTCTTTGTGAAGAAGACATTGATCTGGCTTTAGCAATGGGTACACATTTGGGATAGTTTTTTCTTTTTTCCCCTTTGCTTCGTCCACATGGTGGGTAGCTTCCGTCCGACCTTTTGTTTGCTATGTCAACCCATCTTTCGGAAACCCAGCTTCTTAATCCTTTTTTGGCCATTATTTTTTTTTCTTTTTTTTCTTTTTACCGCCAGGTGTAATTTTACCACTACAAACGCCACTAGCATACATATTAGCATACGCTGATGGGTACACCTTAAATTTTCGCTTTGCAGCGGCTTTACCTCTAGCACATAGTTTGGCCATTACTTTTTCTTTTTATTTTTTTTCTTTTTCATCTTCGCCGCAATAATTTTTTTCTTTAATGCTGGTGGAAGAGTTTTTTGTTTTGATGTTAACATTATTTTTTCTTTTTCTTTTTTTTCATTGCTTTTTTTGCTGCTGCTTTACCTTTTTTTGTATAAGCATATTTTTTTCCATTTACCATTGGCATAGTATTCTCCTATTTTTTCTTTCGTTTATGATTACCCATATACCAATCTGAGGGTTCGTAATTCCATCTTTTACCATGATGACCTCTTAAATCAGCATACAGCATTCTAGCTTTCACTATGAATTTTATAATTGATTTTACCATTTTTTACAAGACCAGTACCTTGCCGAAAACTTATCATTAGCCGTATCGCATCTATGTCTAGCCCTAAAGCTCCGTCTTCTAGCAGGATTATTTTTTTTTATTGTCATATTAGCATCTCCGAATCGTATTATCTTTTCTTTACCATTCTTACATGCTTTAACTACAAATTTCTTACCCCCAGATATTTGTCTTCTAGGGCTATTGCATTTCATTTTAGCTTTGTCTATTGCCATTCCTTATAACCTTGTTCGTCTTTAATTAAAGACATTTGCCTATTGTCATTTTCAAATGTTGTATTTTTCAAGCTAACATGAATCCAACCTGAGTTTATATCAGTGTCATTGTAATATTCTAAAATCAGCTGATCAAAAGTAAATTCATCTTTTATTTTTGTAGCTACTTCTTTATTGTCAACACCTGGTATCTCAAAATCGACCGCTTCGCCTTTGCAATGCTGACTTGTTGGCTTTGAGCCTATCATAGTTGCCAATTGTTCACTTCTAAATCCGCTAGTAACTTTAACTGGTAAATTATAAAATTCCCTTAATGGTTGGAGTATTTTTTCGCAAATATTTTGTAGGTTATCTATTTGTTGTTCGTCAGGGGTATTATCTAAACCATTCCTTAATGCAGTTTGGCTTTGTGTTAATTCTTTTAATGAAAAATTATTTGTAAGTTTCATGCTTTTACCTTTGGTTTTGGTTTTGGTACTATAACTTCTTCTTCTTTGCAAACAAATTTTAGGTAAATGTGATGTTCATTTGTTTGTTGTTTTCCTATTTCTTGTGATTTAGCTAAAGATTCTTTATATCCGGCATTTAAACAACTATACATATCATTATATTTATTTTCCATTTTGTGCGGTGGCATACATTCACCTGCTATGGCAGAACACATAATCATATATAAAGCATATTTCATTCTTTTTTTTCCGTAAGTTTTTTATTTTCTTCTTCTAATTGTTTAATTTTTTTGTTTGCTTGTTCTAAATCTTGTTGTGAATGTTCAAGTTTTTGCAAACATCTTTTGTTAGCAGAATCTTTAGATTTACCGGCATCTTGAAGTTCTGCCACTTCTTGTTTAAGGATTCTAACTTGATCCTTATATTCGTTTATCAGCTCTAGATTATCGGACATTATTTTTTATTAGACATTCCGCCTTTAAAAATCTGTGTACCTTTTATTCCGTAAATTGATGCAACGACCAAAATCCACAGATTAGTGAACCATGATGGCAGTTGTTGAAATTGTTCAAAAAATTCTTTTATTTTAGCTGAAGCACCTGGATCATCTGAAAAAACTCCATAAGCAATTACTAAAATAGGCAAAGTGAGTACAATCAAAACAAACTCATCTTTCCAGTCCGATTGTCTTGC